GCGTTTTCAGCACGTCCAGCCAAAAGCCAGTTGTAGCCACCGATAAGTGTGACAACCAGGCCGATTGCGCCTGTGCAGAGACCGATGGTCTCCTTGTTCAGCGAAATGGAAGGGAGGGTTGCCATTTGACTAGATCCAGTGCTTTTGTGCGGGGTAAATCAATATTTACTTACCAGTATAACAAAGGCACATATCCAATGGCAACCGTCTTGTTCTTGGTGTGTTCTACGGCGCCAGAGCTGCGATATCGGACCAGTCGACCTGGCTAGCAGCTCTTGCCTCAGCGACCGTAAATGCTGCTGTCACCTTGGCTTTTGTCGTCAGCCGGCGATCCTCGATCAGCGGTGAAACGGCTGCCCACTGCTGGCGAACAGTCAGAACAACAACGGCCATGTCGTAGCGCGTGACGCCATTTGTTGCCGCTTCTCGCGTCAGGTGTGGCGTTTCGGTATCAGCGACGTTGGTGCCCTGTCCCGGATCAGCAGCGATCAGCTCGGCTTCGGTCTGCTTTGCCGCGTAGACCATTTCCTGGCCGGCGCCGGTCGAGATGAAGAGCTGGCGCGCGAAGCCCGCCTCGGCATCGATCTGAGCGTTCAGCTCTGCCTTGATGGTGGCAAGACCCTTTTGAATGTTAAACTGCATGGATGATGACCTCCTTGTTGCAGTAGCCGACCGGCGTCCAGAAGAAGAACCGGTAGTCGCCGGGTGTGTCCGTGGTGAAGCCGAAGCTGTCGCCTGCGTCGTGGAGCGAGCTCCTGTAATCGATCCTCGTATCAGCCGGCAGCGCGAAGGAAACGCTCGCGACACCATCGGCAGCGATCGTGTATTCGGCTTCCGCCTCGAGGTTAGCCTTGGTGACGACATTGCCATCGACGACATAGAACTTGGCGTCGAAGGAGAGATCCGGCTCCTGGTCGAGCTTAAGCACGGTGTCGCCCATACCCTGCAGTGCCAGCCAGCTCTCCGGGCAGTTGCCATGGCGAAGGATCTGACCCGATGCGTTATGCACCAGGTAGAAGACCGTGTGATCCTGTGACAGCTCTTCTGCCACTTCTGTTTCATCCGACATGACTTACCTCTTGAATGCGGTTGCGATGAGCAGGCGGTTGGAGACCGTCAGCGAGTAGTTCTGTGGCAGGAGCTGGAACGAATAGGTGTTGCCGCCAGCAGCCGGTCCCTGGTCGATAAAGACGAAATGCAGGATGCCGCCCGCATAGGACTGATAGGTGGTGGTCTGACCCGTGCCGTTGCTGCCGCTCGAGCCGGAGACGCTAATGACGGTGCGCGTCATCGAGATCCAGTCCTGCGCCGCGTAGATGGCCGTGCCATTGCGGTAGAGATAGATGGCGCAGGGGATCGAGCTTGAGTTGTTGATGTCGCGCTCCGAGATGACTGCAGAGCCCCAGATGACGCAATAAGAGCCACCGACGGTGTTGATGCCAACGGCCTGGACCTGCGACAGACCACCTGCGCCGATACCCTGCGCTTCACCCGACTGGGCAGCGGCAGCAGCCGTGCAGGCGCCGAGCGACAGCGAATCCGTCGTCACGCCACCGATCGTCAGAAGGTCGGTCGTGATCGAGTGCGCACGGATGGTCGTCGCATCGATAGCGCCGGCTGCGATCTTGTCAGCGGTGATTGCACCGGCAGCGAGCTTGTCGGTCGTGATCGCCGAGGCCTGCAAGCTGACCGTTGCGATCGAGTTTGCCTGCATGTGCGTCGCGTTGATCACGTTGGCGCCGATCTGATCAGCCAGAACCGTGCCGGTCTTGATCGTCGAGCCGTCGATGACCGTGCGGCCATAGGTGGCGTTGAGAACAGACCCGCCGCGGTAAGTCGCAAGCACGATGCAGTTGGATGCGAAGGCCGTCGCGACATTGGTCGTAACCGACAGCGTCGCTGCATCCTTGACCCAGTAGATATAGATCGTGCCAGAGGTCCAGGCGGCCGAGTTGCCGGCAGCAATCGCAACCGAGGTCGGAACGCCGGCGTCATTGATGTAGCTGACCGAGCCTGCAGACCACTTGGCCTGGTTGATGGCCGGTTGGTTGTAGTCGAAGATCAGACCGTCGAGCGTGATGTTGCGCAGACCGACGACGACAGAGCTTGCCTTGACGGTGCCGGTCGCAAGCGCTCCACCGTTGATCTCCGTCGAGTCACCGCCCATTGCCCAGTTTGCGAGCGTGCCGGTGTTGGAGACCTTGATGAAGCCAGGCTGGATCAGCGTGGAACCACGGTTGATCGTTGCAGCGGGATTGGCCGCATTGTCGGAGATCGTGCCGAGCGAGTTGCCATTGACGATGATCTCGTCCGACATGGTCGTGCCGGCTCGGATCTGCGCCGCGTCAAGATCGATGATCTTGGCCGAGGTGATGACAGCATCCTTGAGCTGCAGGCTATTGGTGATGATCGCGTCGTTAACCACAAGCTGATTGGCGCCGACGGTGCCGGCGATCAGGTTGTTGCCGTCCATCATCGCCTTGCCGTCGGCCGTCTGCACATCAGCACCACCGCGGTAGACAGCGACCATGTAGCCGTTGTTGCCGAAGAGCTCGTTGATCGATGTCGTGGAGCGAAGCGCGGTGTCGCCGGCGACGTAGTAGAGATAGAGCGAGCCAGTCGTCCACTCAGCACTGCCAGCCTCGACAGTCGCAGTGACAGGCGGAACGACTGCTGAGCCAACCGTCGCCTCAAACTCGCCCCAGGAGACGGAGTTGGTCAGCGGATCGTTCGGCGTCAGCACGAGACCCGTGATCGAGAAGCGGTTTGCATCCGGCAGTGCAGACGTCTTGGCGAATTCGACCTCAGTCGTATCGGACAGGTTGCCCGAGGTATCGGCAGCGCGCAGCCAGTAATAGCGCGTGACGAAGTTCGGCAGACCGGTGCGCGGAAAGCTCTGGCCGATCGAATAGGCAATGACGGTCGCGTTCAGCGGATCATTGTCTTCGCTCTCGAGGATCTCGATGTGCGCGAGGTCAACGTCAGCAGGGTTCGTCCAGGACAGCCACAAGGATGTCAGGCCAGGCGTGACCTTGAAGTTGGTCGGCACAGCAGGCGGCGTCGTGTCCTTAGCAGCGATCAGGGTGACGACATCGCTGTATTCGGATGCGTTGCCGTCCTTGTCGCGAGCGCGGATGCGGATCTGGTAGATGACAGCCGGCGTCGCGTCGAACTCGAACGGACCCGAGGCGACCGGAAAGCTGACCCAGTTGCCGTTCTGGCCCTGCTTGATCTGCAGGTCATAGGCAGCCATGTCGGCTTCGGTGTTGGCATTCCAGACGACGGTCGCGCGAGAGACGCCCTTGTCGCCGGCAACCGACGTCGCGCCGAGGCCGGTCGGGATGGCAGGCGGGATCGTGTCGAAGGCAGCGCGGGTAGCGATCGCAAGCGGAGGGCTGATGTTCAGATCCACCCGGCCGAAGGCGTCATAGGCAGCCACGCGGACATAGTAGGTCTGCAGTTCGACACCCGGGAACACGTATGAACCACCCGGGCCGTCGAAGCGCGGTGCTGTCAGGTATGGATCAAAGGTGTCGTTGGTCTCGACCCAGACGAGAATGCCGGCGAAGTCGTCGTCGGCCTGCGCCGGCCAGGACAGATGGATATCCGTGACCTGAACGTAGAAATCCGGGTTGAAGGCAGGCGGAACCGGGTTGGAGACCGCAAGCGTCGCCGGGTTGCTCTCGCGCTGAAGCGTGTCCGTGCAGGTGACGTCGAACTTCAGGTTACGGGTCGGTCCACCGATGCCGGCAGCCAGGCCGTCAGCCGTGTTCATTTCGAGGGTGTAGGTATATTGGCTCTGGGTGATCTTCTGCTTGCGAAGCATCTTGCCCGAGGTCGTATCGGAAACCGTGACCGTGTTGTTCTGGTAGAACGGGCTGCGAACGTCAGACGCGATCGAGCCGGTCGCCGTCGACGAGGTCGAGGCTGGAAACAGGTTCGTCCAGGAGATGTTGGCGTTGCGGCCGGAGAAGTGGATGCCGTCGTTCGAGCCTTCGAGCTTCAGATCGGCGATCGACGGTGCCGCCGAGACTTTCCAGCCGGCGACTTCGTAGACCAACGTGGCAGGCGTCGAGCGAACCGACGAATAGGATATCGCGTAAACGTAGAAGGTATATTCGCCCGTTGCGAGATCGCTGATGTCGATCGCGTTGTTGGACGTCGTGCCCACGACGTTATAGCCGCTCGTGGGCGAGAGCATGCCCACTTCATACTCCTTCGTCAGGAAATCAGACGGGTTCGACCAGGAGAGCGTCAGTGTCGATTTAGCGATACCATTTTCGAGATAGCTGACTTCAGTGACGTGCAGGTTCTGCACCGGCAGGCTGGTCGCCGAAGGTCGGGTGTAGGTCGTGTTCTGAAGCGGCTGCATGTTCTCGACGCGGGCATACTTGTTCGGGTCGTGAAACAGCGCCGTGATCTTGAACTGGTTGGTCGAGTCCTCCTTCATCGAGATGATGCGGTAGAGACGCGGCTGAATGTCGGTGCCCTTCAAGACCCACATGCTGTCGACCAAAGGAAGGTCGGCAAGCGGCGCCTCGAGCACGATCCGGTCATAGCCGATGCTTTCGCCGTCGGCGTCGAAGAGCTGGTTGGTGAACTGGGCAACGCGGACCAGCTTCACTTCGCCTGAAGGAAGGGTGACGTAGACCGAATAGGAAGCGCCGGTCTTCGGGACGAAAGGTCCGTCGAGCCAGAGCTGCGTTGCCTCGACTGCCTTCAGACGACCACCGAGACGCACCTGCGCCTTGCCTGGATCGGCGATCGCGACAATGTCGCCCGGACGAACGTCGGTCGAGTCCCAGCCAGCCGTGAAATCGTTGGTCTCGGTCTCGTTCTGCTCAATGTCGAGGATCCATTTGCCGTAGCGATGCGCCAGGCTGCGCGAGGTGCAGCCGGTGAGCGTCACAGCGGTTTCGCGCCAGCCGTATTTCAGCAGCGCGTCATCATCGACCACGATCTCGACGTCGGAGCGGTAGAAATCATCAGGATTGTTGTAGGTGACGATCGCGACCGAGTGGCGAGCCTTCTGCGACGTGCCAGAATAGGTGAACTGTCCACCGATGACGTTGGCCGGCGAGAACAGCTTGACCGGGTCTTGCGGCATGTCAGCGGTTGCGAACACCTGACCGAGCGACCAGAAGGCCATACCGCGCCAGGTCGCCGTGATCTGCTGCAACACCTTCCAGGCGTCGTCACGCGAGTTCAGGACACCGTTGAAGGTGTAGCGGCGCTCATAGAGGTCAGCGCCCGTGATCGGGTGCTTGAAGCCGGTCTTGACCTGCGCATCGCAATACTGGGCGATCGCATAGAGCGACCACTTGTCGATGATATTCGGATCGACGAACTCGCCGAGGCCATACCGATCGTTTGTGAGAATATCCCAGAACACCCAGGCAGGGTTGTTGGTCCAGGCCTGCTTGAAGACGCCGTTCCAGCCGCCCGAATAGGTGCCGTTGATCGGGTCGTAGTTGGAAGGGACCGAAACGATCAGACCGCGATAGCGATAGTTGCGCGCAGGAATGGACGAGCCCATGTCCTCGGCGTTGACTTCCATGGCAACGAGAGCTGTGTTCGGGTAGATGAACTTGCCTTCGACGACGACCGTGTAGCTTTCGAAGATCGTGGAGTTCGAGAGCTGGTCGCTGTCGCTGTCTGCGGTCTCGCGAACAACGCGGATATCCCACGGGCAGCCGCCCAATGGGAGCTCGACGCGGTGCGCACGCTGCACGGCAGATGTGGTCTTCTGGTTGACGAGGTTCTCAGTGACCGATCGAGCCCAGTCGCCACCGTAAGGGCGAACGTCGATGCCGTAGCGAACCGAGGTGGTCGAGAGCTTGCCGGTCTTGCTATCCTGCTTGACCAGAGCCGGAAGCTGCATGATCACGCGGACGCTATCGGCGTTCTCTTCGTTGATGGTGCGAACGACCGGGCCGGTGTTGTATTTGACTTCCGTCGAGACATCGAAAGGCGTCTCAACCTGCGGCCAGCCGGTCAGGTGCGCCTGGTCGGGATAGCCGAGGCGCTGGTCGATGATGACGTTTTCGAAGTTGAGGGTGCCGTTCTCGTTCTTGACCGGCGTCTGCTCGAAATAGATGCCCGTGCCGTCGAGGCCACCGACGACGCCCTCGCACGGACCTTCGGAGATGATCTCGACCCAGCGGGCGCGCGCCTTCGAGCGCAGCGTGTCGCTTGCATTCGAACCACCGCTGCTCGAGCCTTTGCCCTTGCCACCGCTGCTACCCTTGGAGCCGCGGATAAGCTCCATGTCCTGAATGGTCATCCCTTACTTTCCAAGCTGTTCGATATCGACGCCGATAGAGGCGACTACGCCTCCGGTGATCACCTCGCCGTAGACGAGAGGCAGCGCGCCT